ATGAAACTGTGGCAGTTGTACGACCTGAAAAATCAAGCTAAGACCGAAGACGAACGCCACGAGCTCGACCGACTGATTGAGGAACGAATCAGGTGGATCGGCTCGGGGCAGGGCGATGAGTCATGAACGCCCATTACCCCAACAGCCCGTGCTACCAGTGCGGGGGCAGCCTACAGACGCTCAATGCGACGGATGCTCGCCTGATCTGCTGCACCAGCTGCGGAGCGTTGATCTGCAAGCGCAGGGATATGCCGAGCTACTCCAGCGCGTCCCGTGGCAGCAGTTCTGGACGCTCACTTTCCGCGTCAGCAAGTCCGGTCGTAACGGCGGCATGCACGATGAGGCAGCTGACAAAGCGTTCCGCTACTTCGTCTCCTGCCTCAATCGCAGCGTCTACGGCCCCAAGTGGTCCACGCGCTGGCACGGCGGCATCCAGTGGGCACGGGGACAGGAATTCCATCGCGATGGCCGCTTGCATTTCCACGCCGTCGCAGCTGCACCTACCGATGATCTTAACCGCCTCGCCAGTCGCTACGAGTGGCACGAGTTCTGGTATCGCGAGTTCGGTCGCAACCGCATTGAAGCGCCGCGTAGCCAGGCGGATATCACCGGCTACGTCAGCAAGTACGTAACAAAGGGCGGGACAGTCGATTTCAGCAGGAATTTCGGCGCGTGGATGCCACCGCCAATCGACTACACCCGCCGTCCCGAGCAAGACGGCCTGATCCAGCCGAGCCAGTAACACCGGATCACCGGGCGGACTGATGCAAGCATCGCGCAACGGGTCAACGAGCTACTCACCGCGACCCGCCGCATGGGGGGGAAGGGGGGGCTTAGCTTGACCCCACAGTACCGCCCGAAATTTGCAGTTCGTAGTGAAGCCCATCAATCCAACTATGCAGAGAGAAAACGAAATGAACGCTCCGAAGATCACGATCAATTCCGCTGTCGAGACTCGTACTGTCACCACGTCGAAGGGCATGCAAAAAGCCATCTACAGTCAGCGCGCTACGCTCGAAACGGATGCCATGCGGATTCAAATCGATGTTGAGGTGGACGGCCTGGACAAGGGCTATCCGGTGGGTGCGGTCAAGGAATGGGATGTGACCACGGACCTTGTTCCCGGCCGCTTTGGCGTGGAGCTGGCACGTCGCATGACGCTGGTCGATGTGGTCAGCAGTGGTCGTCCGCAGCCGCAGCAGAAGGTGGCGTGATTCATGGCCGATGACGCTGCCCTGGTGGTGCAGGCAGAGACGCTCGTTCTTACCTGCAAGGTTGCCGATTTCGACGCCACCATTGGGCAGTGCTCGGCCCCTTATTACAGCCAGCCACCAACGCTCTTTCCGTATTTGAGCGCGGTGGATGGGCTCATGATCTCGTTCGCCATTGTGGGAACGTGGACTGTCGGGCTGGTCGCGCGGCTGATCATCCGGACAACGCAACTTGAAAGCCGTTCTAACTCCTACTGAGGACATAGCAATGCAGAAGTTTATCCGCAATACCACGAGCGCCGTCGGTGCGTTCGCTTCCAGGGCCCGCAATTTGATCGGTGTCGGTGCCGCTGTCGCCCTGGCTTCGCCGCCGGTGGCGTTCGCGCAGTCGGTCGCATCGGAAATCGGTGGCAGCGCCCAGACCGAGTTGACCGGCGCGCAGACGATCATTATCGGTTTGCTGACCACGCTGGTGCTGATCGCCATCGGCTTCGTGGTCTACAGCCTGATTAAGAAGGCTCGCTAATTGGCGATGCATGACGGCATCAACGGGGCAGGGTGATCCTGCCCCTTTTCTAGGGGAACTAACATGATCGGATACATCATCATTGTGGGCGTTCTGGGCGCAATCTGGCTGGCCTATGAGGCTGTTTGATCGGCATCCTGGGGGCGGTATGGCTCGCATTGGACAGCTGATTCTGATTGTGTTGTTCGGCTTGCCATCGATTGCCTTAGCGCAAGGTTGCCCGCGCGGTGGCGGCTGTGATCAGGGTGCGGCCTATGCTGCTGCATCGACCATTGCAGCTCAATACGAGTACGAGACGCGCATCGTTCCGGGCACGCCGAACACTTCGAATTGCGCAACGGGTCAGGGATGCTATTACGTTCAAAGAGTCTCAACAGGAGCTTCGCTCGCGATCACCTATTTCGCTATGGCTGCGACGTGCGACAAGCGGTCGGACTACAACGGCGTTTTCCCTGGAACTTACGGCGCTCCTAAGAGTGGTTCGGTTCAATGCAATTCGGGCTGCATTCAGGTGTGGACGCCCAATGCAGATAGCACTTGGAACGGTACCTACGTGCTGAACGCGACGTGCAATCCCACAGACAACACTGAAAATCAGTGTGCGGCGATGAGCCTGCCTGGGTACCACTACAACAATTACACCCACACCTGTGAGCCCGACACGCAGGAATGTCCCGCCGGCAAGGAGAAAAACGCGAAGGGCGAGTGCGCAGATCAGGCCTGCCCCAGTGGCATGAAGCTGTCGTCGTTCGGCATCTGCGAGCCCGAGGCTAACGAGTGCCCAGCTGGTCAGGTGAAGGCGCCCAGCGGCCAATGCCTTCCTGGTGATGGGCAATGTGCCCAGGGCGAAGCAAAGGGTAAGGACGGTACGTGCAAGCGGGATTCTGACGGCGATGGCCAGCCCGACGAAGGTGAGGACGATGGCTCCAGCGATCCCACTTTCTCCGGTGGTGATAGCTGCGACTCGCCGCCGTCATGCAGCGGCGACGTGATCATGTGCGGGCAGGCGCGCATCCAGTGGCGCATCGATTGCAACACGCGCAAGAACCGTAACGTCAGCGGCGGTACGTGCGATCGCGCACCGGTTTGCACCGGCGAGAAGTGCGACGCGATGGAGTACAGCTCTCTGTTGTTTCAATGGCGTTCTGCCTGTGCAGCTGAAAAGCTTCTTTCTAAGGGTGGTGATGCCGGTAGCGGCGATTCTCAACCCGATTGGACCAAGGTTAGTGGTGATGGTACCGGTGGCGCTGGCGCTGAACCAGATAAGCCGCATAGGACTGTTTCGTTGGGTATTGGAATGCTTGATGAGGGCGGATTTCTTCCGGGCTCGGGGCAGTGTCCGAAATTTGGTTCTGTGGATGTGTGGAAGTTCGGCAAGGTGGACTTAGATCAGTGGCCTTGGATCTGTAGTTTTTTTGCTGCGGTTCGCATCGTGCTGATTGGCCTTGGGGCCTTCATAGCGTTCGGCATCCTTGCCGGAAGGACGATTTTTTGATGGACGCGATTTTGACCAAGTTGGTCGGCTTGCTTGTGACCGGTCTGAAACTCGCTGCTGGCAGCATCGTCGGTCGCGTGATGAGCGCGCTAGGCCTTACGTGGGTCAACGTGATTTACGCATTGCCACAGGTGAAACAATGGATCGCCGAGAAGTTCTCGGGTCTGCCTGACAACGTGATGGCCATCCTGAGCGCAAGTGGGATCGACGTTTTCATGACCTTGATTGTGAGCGCCATCGTCGCTCGCGTTGGCATGCGCACGTTTACTACCTCGATCACTGCATTGGAATCGCTTATTGGACAGGAGCAGGGCACGTGATTTATCAGTTCACCGGTCAGCCTGGGCATGGTAAGTCTCTGCATGCGCTTGATCTGGCGCTTAAATTCAAGGATGAAGGCCGCGTGGTCTACGCCGGCAACATCCGCAAGCTCGATTACGACAAGTGCGGCCTGCTACCCATCACGCCGGAGCAATTCAAGGACTGGCCTAACTTCTTGCCCGATGGCGCTGTGTGCTTGATTGACGAATGCTATGAACACGAAATGCTTCCAAAGCGCGGCCCCGGTATGAAGGTTCCGCATTGGGTTGAGCAGCTGGCTAAGCATCGCCATCGTGGCCTAGATTTCATCTTTGTTTGCCAGTCGCCGGCAAAGCAGATGGATACCTTCGTGCACGATCTGATCGAGAAGCACACTCATGTGCGCCGCAGGTTCGGCATGAATTTCGTCCACTTGCGCATTTTTGACCGTTACGAGGCGCGGCCGGAGAAAGCGCACCCGTTGGTGCTTAAGCGCGTTCGCCTGCCTAAGCGACCGATGGGCATGTACGAGTCCACTGAACTGGACACTACCAAGCGAGGCGTGCCCTGGTACTACTACGCGGCCGGCGTCATCGTGGTTTGCGTCATCGGCGGCGTGGTGTTCGTGGGGACGCGCATCCATCATCAGCTTGATGCGGATCGATTTAAGGCAACTTCCAAGCCCGTGCCAGGGAGTGACAGAGCGATAGCGACGGCGCGCCCTGGCACGGGCTTGGTAGGCCAAAGCCGTGATCTCGGAACTGCGACGGATTATGCGCGGCTGCACCGACCGCGCTTTGGCACGATGCCGTGGACGGCGCCTGCTTATGATGATCGTTCCATTACTGCGGATCCCGAGCTTTATTGCATGTCGAGTCTTGAGGGTAGGGATGCATTCGGTGTGCATCAGCAGGCAAGCTGCACATGTTTCACTGAGCAGGGAACGCGCTATGAGCTTGGCCAGCCTGAGTGCCGTACTGTTGCTCGCAATGGAGCGCCTTACAATCCGTATGGCAAGCGGGCTCTAGGAACGTCATCTACTTCATCCGCACCTGCATCTATCCCGGTCACTGTTCAATCCGGTGCGTCGATTTCTGGCGTGGTGGTAGGCAAGGAGATTCGAAAGCAGGGGACGTTCCCGGAGTCGCCGAGCTACAACATCGGCAGCTACACACCTAGCACGTCGCGGGAGCTTTGATTCCGTTAGCAGTGTTCTCCGGGGACATTTTCCCATCCACCACCGCGTATTGGCCGGAATGGTGTTCCGTTGATGCATTTCCAGGTTTTTCGGTCTTTGGCGCTGCTATTGGCCTGCTCGGCTGAACGTTGCCGCATCTGCTGGATTAGGTATCTGTCTTCCGTGATGCGTTGTGCACGCTGAGCCAGCGTCATTGTTTGCCATTCGTGGCTGCCCTGGTCATAGACGGCGGGTGGGCGTTCTGAGCTTGAGGCCCGTGGTCGATTGAACCTGTCGGACCATGCAGCGTGGGTTTCTAAATAAAGCTTCACCCCGAGCGCCATCAGGATGGCAAAGGCGATGCCAATGACGGTTAGCCAAGGGAAGCCGCTGCGGTCCCTAGGTAATGAGTTCAGGTATTCCGGCCGTTCTCGCTCCAT